GGATGCCCAGCTTCATCACATTGACGGCGTTGCCTTGATTTCCACCAAGGACAAAATAATGACCCGCGTCCTCGCCAACATAGAATCCAACATGACCGCCACCAGCGCGATCAAAAACTAGTATTGCCCCTGGAGCTAATCTATCACGGCGCAGCAATGAACCATAATCAGACCACGCCTTTGCACGCATATACATCTTAGGATAAGGCAACCCAGCTTCTTTTATGCAGTGAGCGACAAAGACACCGCACCAAGGTGTTTCATCATCACGCCACCAAGCATTCAGCTTTTCAAGCCATCCAAGTATAATCTTGTTGTGACCAGGCCCAATAACTTCGCGCAATCCAATCCAGCAATTAGCTGTCTGCATCCACTCTGGAATCGCAGTGCTCACACCGCACCCTTTTGCAGCACGCTTACTAGTATGCCGATCAGCAATACAATAATTGTGCCGCAAGCAGATATGCCAAGGCTCTCGATCCGCTTCATCCGCGCACAGATACTTTCGTATCGAAACGCACAGACTTGCTCATGAGTGTTAAGTTGCGCTTGCGTCTCGTCTATGGTTGCCACTGGTCAAATGCCCTGACCAGGTGTGATGTAAAGCGTTTGTGCGCTCGCAGCCAATCCGCTGAAATAAGATGTATCACTGAAGCGAAGAATCTCAACTGCGCCTGGAAGCAATGGAATGCCAGCAGCGGGGTTGCCAGATACAGCAGCTTCAGCATTCGCCTTAGCTTTTGCAACAGTTGGGCCAACGCCAAGATGCACAATGACAGTGCCAGCATTGATAACGCGATACTGCCCAGTCGAGTGCGCTTTATTGCGCTCAGCCACCAAAGCCTGAACGCCGTTAGGTGAAGTTGCGTTTGCAGTGATAGCGATTGTTTCGCCAAGTGGTGCAAATGCGATTTGTGAATTAGTGGCCATGATTAAACTCCAAGGTTACCAGCAAGAAGGAATGTGTTTGCTACAGGGCAGATAGCAGAGATCACTGCGTATTGGCCCATAGTGCTAAACAGCGACGAATAAGAGACAAGCGTTTGTCCGCCAGCCGCTACAGTGACCTTGCCAGCGCCGCCCTGAATAATCGTGCAGGAGAAGCCAGCGCCAAGGCCAGCAGCGCACGTAATCGTTACCGCAGAGCCGGAGGTGCAATAGATGACCTTGCCGTTGTCTCCAGCCGACAGTGTGCGTGTTGTTCCAGCTTCAGTGATGATGCCAGCCGCACTTAGGATAAAGGCACTAGAATCCACCGTTGGGAAGACTGTTTGGTTTGGTGCTGCTTTTAACATGGTCTTCGTCCTTATTTAGAAAATGCCTGTGCTTCGGCGTTTATTAGACGCTGCGGCCAATATGATACGCGTCTAATGTTACCATTAAGAAAAGTCAGAGTGTTAAGATCACCACGTGCGCCAATCGAAAGACGATTTACTGTTGGTAGCGCAACTGAAGTGTCGAGTGTGCCTAAAGTACCGTCTACGCACAAAATAACATCGTTAGTTTTGTAGGCGAGCACCGCTTTCACAATCCCAGTAGGTTCAACGCCAACTCTGCTGTTGAACTGAAGAAAGCCGCCAGTCGAGATTTGCCCTACAGTTCCATTGACTTCCGCTAAAATAATATGGTTAGCAATCGTGCCATCTGACGCTGCTAAGTAGTAGTTTCCTGTGTTATTATCGACGTTAGTTGGAACATTTGCTTCAACATAAAAAGCTCCCTCGCTGGCATTATACCAATCGCTGAAATTAGCCCCCGTCATGCTCACAACGTCAGCGTTGCGTGTCACGCTGGCGGCAGCAGTTGGAATAAAACTAGTAGCAAACGCGCCTACTTCAAGTTGCGCGTACTGAACCGATCCCGTTACCGTGCAAACCAATGCGCCAACAATGGGCGTAAACGTAAGCGTTTGCCGAGCAGGATATACGCCAGCACCTGTTACTGTTGCAGTAGCTGCACCAGAAATTGTAATTGTCCCTGTGCCATAAAAACTAATTGTATGCGAAACTGCTGTTACTGCTACAGTCTGCGTTGTTAGCGATGTTCCATTAATTAAGCTATTTATAAATAAGTTTGATCTTAATTCTTCAATTAGTAACCCACGATTTGCAAGTGTAGTTGGGTTATAGTCAAAACGTGGAAGATTAGCGTTTACTATTTCTAAAACGCCAGTGCTATTTGTTATGGTAGCCGTATTAAGCGCCCTCGTAACTGTCACGCGCGGATCAAGAACGCCAGTGGTAAAATCCAGCGCCATGCGGGGCAGCACGCGCTCGGTGGCCGTTGGGCTGTACGCAGGTGTTATCACAGGTTGCCCTCCGATACCCATGTTCCTGGGTTTCCAGCTACAGTGCACATCCAGCCCTTTGGCTGGCCAACAACGGGGGTTAACTGTTGTGCGCGGTCGCCTACAATCCAAGTGCCGACAGATGGCGAAGCAGCATTTTGGAAATAGATTTTACTCCCAAACCGTTGAGCGATATATGCTACCGTTGCGCCGCCGAGCGCTGCTCCGCTGGTATTGGTAGTCACATTAACAAACACGTTATCTTGTACGGGCAACACAGGGGCTGCCGTTGCACCAGAAATCATAATACCGTTAGTGCAATTCAAAAAGCTGTTGCGATCAATAAACTGCTGGGAGAACGCACGGCCAGTTAGATAGCTCGATTGATATACCCCGTGATAAAACCCGTTGATTGTATTTCCAGTGACAAAAATATTCGGATTTGTATTCCATCTAATGCCAACATTATCCGCAGAGTTTACAGTTTTATCAAACCCAAGTAGATAGTTGTTTTCAATATACAGGGGTAGTGTAGACGCTTGGAAATCTGCAATTATTGCCGCTTCGTTAGTGTTTGTCCGCTCAATACGATTGTCTTTAATAATATGGTTTCCAACGTTTGTTAGCGCCGCTGATGGAATCCACGCAATATCCTCGTATGCAGAATTTGTAATTCCATTTCCGCGCACTTCTACATTGATAGAACTCGCCGTAAGTAAAATGCCATTCGTTGAACTTGACCGAACTATATTATTCACCACTAATGTGTAAGGGTTAGCAGCAATCTGACTTGCAACGGTTGGCGCAACTTTAATCCCTGCCTGCCCGTACTGAAGCGTTCCTAGATAATCTTCAACAAGGTTGTTTGCGATAATATCGCCATTTCCTTGCGTAGCTATATAAATGCCAGAAGATAAACCTTCTTCGCCTACAAGCGGAGCAACACCATTCTTGGTGCATTGGTTGCCAAGGATTTGAACTCCATCAATAGCTGCATTTGCGCTCTGATAATAAATTCCAGTCACGCGGGTGTTGCGGCAAATATTATTGGATATTACGTAGCGACCACTGCCGCCGCTATATCCAGCAGCAATACCGTGGCGACGAAGTAGCGAACCACTTGATACCTCTGCCCATGTGCTTGCATCGAGCGCAACACAAATGTTTCCTTCAACAATGATGTCGGCATCGCCGCCGATAAAATCCACACCAATAGCTTGACCATTGTTTGAAAAGCAAAAGTTCTTAGTAATGTTTATGCGTGCGTTATCCCCTGCAAGCCCGTATAAAGCAACGTCACAACCAGACTCACTGCTAAATGAATTGTCCCAGATATAGTTGCCTGAAATTTCCATGTTTTCGCAACCATTAATATTAATACCGCTGTATTCAAAGTCATGAATAAAGCAGTTAATTACCTTAATGTTGCGCTTAGAAGCAGCATAAATGCCGTTGTTTTTTTGGAACGATACTCCTCCAGAAGTTGCACCGTCCCCTTTGATCCGCAGATGCTGAACCGTGCAGTTGTTGCTCAGTTCAAAGACGTTTTGTTCGCGGGTGTTTTGGAACACTACTGATCCATAACCATCGCCAGTGACCATAGTATCAGCAGGAACAGTCAGAGTTGCGCTAATCAGATACGTGCCGCCAGGGAAATAAACAGCGCGTCCAGCCCCAGCAGTTAACGCAGCCTGAATTTCAGCAGTATCATCAGCTACGCCGTTGCCAACAGCGCCGAAGTCTTTAACAGAAATTGTTTGAGATAGCTTATCTTGAACGGTGTATCCGCTAGTTACCGCCCCTGTGAATGGCGGATCATATTTAATAGTAGCAGCGCCAACGCCAATGCCAGTTGCTTCTGGGAAACTATAAACAAACAGATTTTTGCTATCATTGACCGTAATAGAAAAATCGTTAGCATTGACATAAAGCTGTGTTGGAGTGCCATTGCGGTAAACATATCCACCACTTGTCAACAGAGGCTGGCTTGCCGTAATGGTCAAAGCCTCATCATAATAGACTTGCAGTGGATTCGTCACAGGATCAAGGTTAGCAACACCAATATAGATGTTGCCATTGTCTAGGGGCTGTCCATCACGGTCATAAAAGACGGGATATGGAACTTGAATAGAGAGAGCTGCCATTAGAACTTAATCCCTTGCGTCTTTGGGCTTATAGCCGAAATTATGTTGTAGCGAAAGGTCATTGTGGCATTTCCGTGCGCTGTTCCTTCTTCGCCTTCTCCGCCTCTGCTTCAATCGAACTAAGTGTTGCAACAATGGGAGCAAACTTTTCGTTTATTTTCCCAATAATAGCTTGTTCTTGTTCGCTTCCAGATTTTGTTTTCGCAAGTGCAGCAAAGAGGTTACGAACTGGTTTGCTTTCATAAGCCCTAACTGCTCCCGTAAATGCCGCAGCCAATGCTGTTCCAGTTCCGCCAGTTGTTAAAACGTCAGCTCCAGCCCCCAGTGCGCTAAGAACTATTGGTATATAGTTTTCCTGTCCGCTTTGAGTTTGAACAGCAGCACTCCCACCTCTGCGAGTTGCATTAAGGGCTTGTATCAATCCTTTTATTTCTTGTTGCTGGCCCTTAGAGAAAAACACACCAATTTGATCGGCTCTGTTAATCATTTTGGACACGAACTTTTCAGGACTAATTCCTTGAGCAGCGCCAATGTCTTTAGCAACCCTATTAACAACCGCCATTCGTGCCAAAGCCTGACCATCAGGAGTAAGCGCCCGATACAATGCACTGACATCGCTTTTCTTGCTACTGAAAAGCATTCTATCAATCAGTTCTGGTGTGGCCTCGCCTTTACGCAAAATAGCTTTTAGCTCATTGCGATTAGCTTCGTTTATGCCTTCGCTCAATCTCGCATTGGAAACTCGCCATTGTGTATAATCTCGCTTGTCGCCGTTCTTTAGAATATATTGACCAATGTCCTCGTTGAATGGCCCATACAGACTTTTTACCGCATCCCGAACTCGATTAGACGCACCTATGGAAAGATTGGTATCCTGCCAAGCATTACCTAATTCATCCTTGCGGAATGATTCCATTTGATAAATATCTCGATCGCCAACTTTATCGCGCAACTCTTGCAGTTTAACAACAGCTTCATCCGCCGCGTCTGTTTTTAGGCTAGATAGTTTTGTAATCTGATCGTCGATAGCCTTCATGGTGTTAGTTGTTGCAACTGGGCCAGCAGATGAAACTTTAGCAAACACTTCTTTTTTGGCATTACTGTATTTTTGAACATTATCCGCATTCTTCCGAATAACATCAGCAACTAATTTTGCCTCAACATCTGCTGGAACTGCTCCAGCATTCTCCACCAAGAAGTCTTGAACAGCATCTTGACGGGCTTGCTGCTGTGTAGCGCGAGCGCCACCAGTGCCAACCAAAGGAATTCGTTCACCAGCCCTTTGTGCGGTAGCCCCAAGGAATGTGGTTGGCTGACGAATATCAGAAGTCATGATAGGAATGTTGGCCTGTTCGCCAGCACGGATAATGTCACGAGCAGTTGGTGGCGAAACTAAAGCTTCCATTGCCGATGTTGTCGGAGCTGTTGCAGTTGTAGGCACAGACGTAGGCCTTGGGCGAACAATAGCCGCAGGGGTAACCCCGCCGACTATACCCGCAACAGTTTGAGCAACTGGGCCACCGCCTTGCTGACGAACAACTTCAGACGCAGCAGCGCCAGTGCCACCGCCGACTATTTGCTGTGTTGGTAATTGCGTTAATGTACTGGCGATTTGTCTACCAGCCTGAGGTAAGGTTCTGGCAGCTAGGGATGCACCACCAAGCCCAGTCATTGCAGCGCCAAGGCCACGATTGATTGCACTTGCCAAAGGATCGCCTCTTGGTGCGCCAGTTGCCTCGCGGAATGTTTCACCAAGATTGGTCGAAAGATTTGTTCCAAGCAGCGCATTAACAGCGGCATTGGCTGGGTTACCAACAAGACCAAGCACATCACCAGCAGTTTGAGCTATATCGCCGCCAGCAGCATATAATGATTGCCCAATGTCTGTTCCTGTTGGTTCACCCTGAGATGGAAGTAGAACGACTTCACCAGTTTTAATGTTATATACTTTACCATCTTTACCAACGACCAAATCTGGGTTTGTCTCAAACTCAACTAGCTCTGCTTCAGTTCCAGGCTCTGCGCCTGTTCCCGCACCAGTATCAGCTGGAGCTTCTTCTGGCAAAATACGAAAATCAACATCACCAACAGTTGCATCAACTTCTGCTGGATTATAGCCAGCGGCAATATAGCGATTGTAACGACGCTCAGTTGCCTTCTTGATAATATCAAGCCGTTTTTGAAGGTTCTCTTTTATTATTTGTGGGTCAGTGTAAGGCGCAATAGTAGTGGCTAGATAAGCTGCTTTTTCGCCATCAGTAAGCGTTGAACCGAAAAGCTTATTACGGATAATGTTGTCAGTGCTATTAAAATCAGCCCACCAATTCCTTTGGCCTGGGGTTGCCATGCCAAAATCTAACCCAGCACCCTGCAAAGCACTTTCAGCCCCAGCAAGAAAACTGCCAGCAAAATCGTCTTGGAATCCGTTTAACGCACGAGATAATGCCTCAACTTGGCCTACATCTTCTGTAAGTTTATTTGCTGCACCTTCAGGAAAAGTCTTTGCTGCCTTTTCTGGGCCTTCAAGACGCGATATTTTCCCGCTGACGTTACTGCGTTGGTATACGCCAGTTGGGTCTAAGCCCTCAGCAGCAGCTTGCTGAGGAGTCAATGTTGAAAAAGTTTCCTCAGGCTTTTCTGGCTTTTCAGGAGCAGGAGGCACATAGACGCCACCATCCACTTGCTGTGCATTGCTGGGCTTTGCGACAACGCGATCAGCTTTCCACCAATTTTCTTCAGCAGCCATATTAATCACCATATCTTTCACGAGAACGACTTACGTCCGGAGCCTTACCCCAGCCAGGGAAGGTTATGTGTAATGCACCTTTGTTACTAGCAGCAACACGAGTGCCTGGGTATGTTTGTTTTACCAAAGCAATCGCTTCAGACATCTTCATTCCTTTTGGCGGAAAAAAGTCAAGACCGTCACCTTTTTGGTGTGATCCAGACTTTGTTGTTGTCAATCCTTGTGCGACTAATGCCTCTTGATGCTTTTGCGTCCTAAATCCACTTGTCGGAGAAAAGCCAAGAGCGCCCAAATCTTTTATTGGATTAATATCACTGCCCTTGAAAGTTACCAGACGGAGTAGCCGTCTGACCTCCAGTTCCTAACTTTTCGTAAGTCTCACCATTCGGAGCGATATATAATGCGCCAATAGGCAACTTATCGTATTCTTCTTTGGTGGTTGGCTGACGCGGTGGCCCTTTTTGCACATTGGTTGGCGCTGGCTGACCACCTAAAATTCTAGTCAATCCTTCTTCGCTGCCGCTATAGAATCCACCGCCTGGAAGTGTTGTGGTAACCTTGGTGCGCTCTCGTGTTAGAGCAGCCTTAAATTCAGGAGTTCCAGGAACAAAACCTTCAGCTACAAGTTCCTTAATCGTTGAAGTGTCCAGTTTGACCGCACTGTCTGCAATCAATTTATACCCTTCAGGATCGATTGCATTATACAAGGAACGCGCAGCGAAATTGTCATTCATATTTGGATTGAGCGCCATCTTTGCAGCAGCTTCAAATTTCTCTGCAATGTCTTGTCGATTAGAGTTTCTTGCCGCTTCAGCACCGCTTGTATAAATTGCCGCAATTTCTTCTGGCGATTGATTGCTATCCTTTGCAATAATAGCGTTCTGCAAAACTGAACCATATGTGCGCTTGTCATTTGCGGCCAAGCTTTTCCCAAATCTATCTAGGTCAGCGCCAAACTCTGGAAACTCTGCGTACAATGCTGACAGATTTTCAGGCTTTGGGTCTTGAGCGACTGCTTGTGCTTTTGACGAAAATAGTCTTGCGCGATCAACTTTAGCTTGATCCGCTTGGGCAGCAACTCGTGCGGCATCGACCTTTTGCTGATTTTGATATGACTGAACACCCGCCAGAAATGATTCTGTGGTTGATGGCGTGCCAAGTGAATAATCGTAAGGTTGAACCATTTTAGAAGCCCATCGATTTAGAGGCAGACATACCGCCAAGAGTTGAAGCTAGGTTAAATGGCCCACTTAGTGCGCGGCCAACCCCTAGTGCAGAGCCAGCTCTTGCAGCGCCAGCTTGACCAAATAGATCAGAAATAGCGCCAGCTGATTGCATACCAGCCGTTCCAACGCCAGCAGCCGATTGCTGACCAAGAGAAGTCATGCCGCCTAAGCGGTCATATTGCTGCGTAAGGAACTGATTAAGCAATGCAGGGCGGAACTGAGCCAATGCACCCTGAACGTTGCCGCCACGAAGCCCACCAGTTGCCGATGCATTCTGCAGGATAGCTTCTTCTTGTTGCCGTGCTAGAGCCTGAAAGATTGGACTTTGTTCTTGCTGCGATACATATGCTTGCTGCGCTTCTGGGCCAGCAAGACCTAACGCACCCATTTGGGCTTCTAACGCAGGGCCACCAGCAGCGACATAAGGTGCAAGCAAAGCCCGCATTTCTTCGCGTGCTGCCCGCTGCTCCTCCACTCCTTTATCAGCAGCAGCTACCTGAGCCTTACCAGCCTTGCTTGCTGCACTTGCACCAAGGGCTGCACTACCAAGTGCGCCAACGCCAAGAGCGATTGCTGCCGCTGTTCCAATAGCCATATTACACTAGCCTCTTAATAAATGAGTGTTCGCTTGGTCTGTATCCATTGCGGATATAAAGGTTCGCCATTCTATCGCCATTCAGCGCGTCTATCGACTTCATCTGGATTGAAAGAGCGCCGCGCTTTTTAGCTTCTTCTTCCATCCGCTTTTTCAACTTCATGCCAATGCCAGGATAGTTGGATTCAGGATCGGCCCACCAGAACAATTCCTCACAAGAGATGTGCGAGTGGTTAAAATATACTGGGCTAAGAACAAGCGAACCAAATGAAACGAACCTGCCGTTGACTTCAGCAACCATGCAGATGAAATTAGGTTGCCCAATAAAGCCCTCTAGAGACACGATACAATCGTCAATGTCATACTCTAGAATGTCATCCCAGAACGCTTGTTCATGGAATATGCAGCCCAAATACGCAATCTGCTCGGCATCATCAATGGTTGCATGACGGATTATAGGCAAAGAAACCCTAGCTTGATAAGCTAATTCTGTATTGGAATCTGCGTTACTGTCCGTCATTTCAATCTCTCAAAATGGTAAGCCACAGGATGCTCTATAACGCTCTGTGGCAAAACCATATCACAATCAATCGTCAAATTCAAACTCTCGTTCCTCAAATGCTTGGCACGCTCTCATGTCATGACAAATGAAACTGAATTTATGGCAATAGCCACGGAATCCAGCATCAACATCCCATTCATTCCAAGGTATCTTATCCATTTTTGCTTGCATCAGCGTGCTATTTTCAAAATATTCGCAGTTGGAGCAGCGACGGCGACGAGCTTCATCCTCATCTACTTGCCACGCCTTAGCTAGTGCTGACCAGTATTCAGGGTTTGCATCTCGCTCGTTACTGGGATTCTCAGGGCCAAGCATCCAGTCATCAATGACCATCTTGGTGTTCTTCTTGTTCTCAGCGGTGGTGATGAATGGTTCGCTTTCACGCAGACCAGCAAAGCCTTCAATAATCATCATTGGCTTTTTCATCATGCTATCTCCCGTCCAGATGCGCGAATGTTAATGGCTGTAGCTGTTCCCGCAATAGTTGAAATGAATCCACCAGACGCAATCACCTGACCGACTAGCTCAGGGAACGTATAGGTTTCTGCTGGCTGAAGCGTTTTGGTCTTGACGATCAGGTTGTCATTACCTGCGCTACCAGATACTGTGACAAGGTTGACGCTAATCGTCGCAGCCGTTGCGCTATAGTTTGTCGCTGTGAACTTGTCGATGATAGTCGTGACGTTCGTCGCAGTGTATTGCGTTGTCTGCGTGTTCTCAGCAGTCTTTGCTGGAATTAGAACTTTTGTTGAAACAGCCATGTCAGATTCCTTACACTATGCTCGTGATGATGCCATCAGTTACTGTCACCGTTTTAGCGGGTGTGTCGGCGGTTATAAACGTGCCTGAGACACCGATATTTTCCAGCGCCATTGTACCTAATCCAAGAGCGGTGCGGATGTCAGCAGGAGCTTTGTTTTCCCACCGTAACTGCACACCATCGTAAAGCAGCATATCGTTGTTTGCTAGACCGCTAATCTCAACGTTGCTGTCTGTCGCGCCGAGAACAGAACCGAATGTCGGGCGCACAAACAGTATGCCATTAGTGGCCGCATGAATAACAGCCGCGACAATAACTTTAGGGTTCGGCGCAGTAGGAACATTTTTGGTCAACCCACCAGCAACGGCAGGGTTATAATATAGTATCTGTCCATCAATCCATGCTTCAACGCCGCCCGTTGTGTTGACTTGTTTAACTTCACCAAACCAAGTAACGTATCCCCAGTCATTGTTAGCGATGTTTTGCGTAGCTATACCAAGAATATTTTCACCTTGAACGGCAGTCAAGCCCGTAGCTGGAGCGCCCCGTAAACCACCAGAGGCCCCTACGGTTCCCGTAATCATTACCACTTGGCCTTTAGTAATGGTTGATGAAGCCTTAACGCGATAATATGTTTCTTCGCCAACGTGCTGGATGACTTCGCCGCTATCTTCCATGACGATGTTTAAGGTTTTAATTGAGTCAGCATCGTCCCAGTAAACAGTGCCATTTGCGTCTGGGCCTGTTGGGAATCCACTAGGTTGCGTACTAAATTGAAGCCACGGCACATTTGCCTGTTGCAGTTCTGACATTGTACCAAGTTCACTTCTTGGCGCTAAAGCAATCTGTTCAAGAATCTGCGAGATAGCTTCGGTCTGTGACAATGCTTCGTTTGCGGATGCACTTGCATTGCCAGCAGCAATGTTAATCTCATCAATGGTGCTATTGTTGATCGTATCGACGGTCGCAAATAGATTTTCAAATTGCTTAATCTGCTCGAAGTCCTGAAGGAACGAGGCAAACTGATCCCGTGTCAGACCTAGCTTTGTTGGACGCACTGCCATCAGTAAGCCAACGGCTCTATTGCCGCCTCTAGCCTAGCAAACGACATATGGGCATCCGATGTGCCTTGGAAGCGTTGAACGCGCCAGTTACGCATCCAGCCTTGGTGGAACCATACAAGACGCTTTGCACGCTCTCCGGTCTTACCCGCATTAATAAACTTCTGCTGGCTCCATGTCTGCCCATCAATTGAGTAGCTGGTGTTAATGGTTGGGTCTAAGCCGAACGCAACCGAGCCTGTCAGCGAAACCAGTTCAAGGTTCTGCAAAATCGCGCCGCGCCCATCATTGTACAGAATTGTCGTGCCAAACTCCCAGCGCACCTTTTGCCCCCAGTGCGTCGATATATCCTTTACCAGATACCCAATGGCATTGCTGGTAGGGTCGCCTAGCAACCACTTGTCATAGCACCACACGAAGTTCTGAGCGCGATATTGGGCATAGTCCACAATGCTGCTTGTCAGTTCAAACCAAACAGGTTGGCCTAGTTCTTGCGTTGCCGCTGCATCAAATACAATCGTGCGATCTGGAAGGTGGATATATAGATGCTGGTGAGCTCTATCGTTTCGTGACTCCAGCTTCACGCCAGATAGCTGCGCTTCAGTGAATGTGGCTAGTAGTTCGTCAATCTCTTGCGTGCTGACTTTATTGGCGGTTGCGTTTGCGCCAAGATAAATCGCTGGGGCTTCGTTAAAGCCACTACCAAGGAATGCGATGTTCTCAAGGAACACGCAGCAAGCGTGCGTGCCTACAACGCCCTTTTCAATCTGTGCGCCTTCGATGCGCTGGAACGGGAACAGGTCACCGCCACGGTTGTCAAAGACTTCGATGGTGTGACGGTTCAGCGCATAGACTTCATTGCGTAGTTTCAGCAGGGCAACCACTGGGTCAGGGTCAACTTCCGACGAACCATATTTCAGCGGGTTCACTGCAAACGGATTGCTTAGGTCTGTGACAACGAGAAACTCGCCATCAGTGGTCATCCAGTAACCATCTACCCACACTGTATCCAGAACAACGCCAAGATCAGGGTCTGTCACCTGAGCGAGAACGCCCGTCGCTATATTCCAAAGGAATAGATTATTGTTCGACGCAATGCCGATATATTCAAAGCTGTAATCAAGCGTAACGTAATCGCCATCAGTGCCGACATCGCCTAAAATCGTCACAGCGCCGTTACTGGCAACCGAAACGAACTTAGAACCCATGACGCGATAGCAAACGCCGTTATAGTTTATGCCGCCGCGATCAATGCCAGGGCCAGTGCCGTTGCCGACAATGCCTTCAGCGGGTCGCAGATAACCGTTATTGATTCCAGTCGCCTTTGGCACAGGCACAAGGTTCACCGGATAGGACGTTCTAAAGTCCGGCCCGTTGTCCGTGTAGATGCCATTAATGATTGGAATCTGCGTCATTTACCATTTAACCTTATCAGCCCAAAACGCCGCGCTCATTTTTCCCTTGGCTATATTCTTTGAATGCCTAGCCTTGAATGATGCGCGGCGCTTCTTGTTGGATTCGCTTTCGCCTTTACTGGCGGGTGAACCCATTACGCCCTGCTGCCCGAAACGGATCGTCTTAACCTTGTCGCCTTCCTTAGCCACCACAACGTGTGACTTCTTCGGATGCGATGGTGTGCGCTTAGGCTTGTTATAGCCAGCGACACCTGCACGAGTAAGACGCGAATCCTTTTTCACTTAGGCGTCTTACTTCTTTTTCTTCTTGGCTTTGGTCATTGTCATTGACTTGCCAGCTTTAGCTGCAGCTTTCTTAGCCATCGCCATACCTTTTGCATCGTAGCTGAACTTTTTTCCACCGACCATTGGCATATCAATTCTCCTATTAGAAAGTTACATGAAGCTTGAACGCTTCAAGCCGCATGAGGTTATTCGCAGTCGCTGGCTTTACCGTGATTGCAAATGTCTGATCCTGTGTAGCATCGACGTTCAGGAACACGTTCGCACCAGTCGATAGGCCATGACCTACAGCAGTTGCTGAGTTGCTGACAACTTGCGAGCTACCACGATTGCACATTAGCTTCTGAACGCACGCGCTGGTGTTGTTAGCCGCCGCAGCAGCCAAGAGAACGCCTCCGCCATATGTCATGCCTAAGGTTTTGACTGTAGCGTTATTGGTTACCGTGAATAGAGCGTCAATCTCCATGCCGCCACCAACGCCCATCGACCAGCCTGGGACTGTGACGGATGCTAGTGTAATTTCGGTGTTAGCTACAGCAACTACGGCAACGCCGTACCAAACGAGAGCAGTTTGTGTGCCAGACTGCGTACCGCTGGTGGTGACTGCTGCGCCGCCTGCCGAAGTGGACACGGTGAAGGTGTTAGCTGACAGCACTTGCTTCACATAGTATGTGGTGTTGATAGCCAATCCGGTAGGCAATGCGCCAGTAGTGGTAAAGCGAATCGTGTCGTTTACCGATAAGCCATGTCCAGCCCAAGTTATAACGCCTGGTGCAGCGATGCTAATCGTGACGGTCGAATCAATGTAAGGTAGGTCGATAGTTACCTCGTCGGTAGCCGTATCAGCGTCCAGCACTTCATAAAAGCCAGTGGATGCCGTTCCACCCGTCCAAGTGATATAAAGGTCAGAGCCTTGCGATACTGCGTTTGTAAGGCCATGAACGCCAGCACTTACCAGCTTTACGTCACCCGCATCATCGTCATAGGTAAGCGTTACAAAGGTAGCTGCTGGCTCGACAAGGCTAACAGGCTCAAGGCTGCCGATTGTCAAAGGCGGGAAGTCACGTAGCGTTGGTTGTGCGCCTACGTCATATTGCGCTGTTGACTGAAGGCCGCTGGTGATACGCACTGTGCGATCAACAGGATAAGGGCCAAACATCTCTGCGCTGTTAGAAAGCGAAGCAATTTCGGTGTAATATTCGTAGCTCAATGGGCCGAGTGGCTCAAGCGAAACGGTTGTGGCATCGTTGCCGACATTGCCAATGCTGATATATTGACCAGCAGGGACAACAACATCAGTAATAATCTGAGTTAGACCTGGTTGAATAATCATTTCAGAATCCCTTAAATAAAATTAGAATTAGCCGACTTTCCAGTTAGCGCCATCGCTGAACACAGGAACCTTATTTGCGCCGCCACCAACAACAGTGGCATTGAATGTAGATGTGCTGCCATCAGTAATGAATGCGCGTGTTCCTGCCCCAGCGTTAACGGCAGTAGGAAGCTGAACATAAGTAACTGGCGTTGTCTGAACTGACATACAGGTAACAGCGCCGAAGTTTACCTGAATGTATTCGATAAGCGTTGTAACAGAGCAACGACGAGCGTCACCTTGGTTGGTTACGAACAACGGCAACTGATCTCCACCGGAGACCTGTGTGACAGTTGGTAGCTGGTTAATGGTAGGCATGGTTTAACTCCAATCAAGGGGGCCATCAGGCCCAGCATCTACAGGGTCGGCAGGACGATTGACGAATGGGTTATCCCAGCGCCAAGGTTTATTGCCCTGTCCTAGTGGCATTGTATCAGGAAGCTGTTGTTCTAGCGGGAATGCTGCACGTTGGAGCAATACATTGTAAGCGCCCTTAGCCGATACCTTGGTGTCAGGAGATACGGCCTTGCCGTACCCTGGGGCAATACGAATGGCTAGGTTTGTGATGATAGCTTCCCATGCGCTGTCAGGCACATTGGTTTCTGTATCAAGGTCGCTGTCCTGTGGGCTGCTTGGCATTGCGTAACCAAGACGGATGCCAGCAGCGTTCCATTCAGCAATCATGGAATCTAAACGGCGCAAAGCGGCTTCAAGCTGTTCAGGCTGAAGGTCAAAGACGTAATCTGCCAAGCCTATTTCTTCAAAGGCTGACGTCACGAATTGTCGCTTTGTATACCCCATTTATTCCTCCAACGCCGATGCGATGCGTTCAGCTAGCTTCTTATCAGAAGTTCGCGCATTAAACGATACCTTTAATTCTTTAGCCTTAGCCTCAAGCTCATCGCGGGTTGCGTCTGATACTTCGTCAACGGCATCTTCAAAGGCTTCTGCCTTTTCTATAATTGCATCCGCACGCTTTTCAGATACTGCTTCTTCATAAGACGCAGACCAGCCTTTAGCGATCAATGCGTCGAATGCCTCTTTGTCCGCAGCAGGACGAATAGCGTATGTGCCACCGCGAGGCTTCTTAAATGGGCCAGGGGTGCGGTAAACTATGGTTGGGAAGTCAGTCACTTCTTTTTGCCTTTCACTGGCTTTGCAGTCTTTGCTGATGCGATGAAGTCAGCCTTTGTTGGCGCACCTTTGCTGCCGACCTTCTTCATGCGCTCTGGTGTTTTACCAGCAGCCTTCTGAGCCTTGATGCGCTTACGCTTCGCATTGATGTTAGCGTATAGGCCCATCTTCATTTCTTTGCCTTCCGCTTAGGAGCCTTCGATGGCTTCCCTGCTTTCATGGCTGCATCGCGTGCTACATTCAGCGCAATGGCGATAGCTTGCTTTTTAGGGCGACCAGCCTTTTCTTCCATCTTGATATTCTTGCCGATACTTGAACGGCTGTAACCTTTTTTCAATGGCATTGGTTCGCTCCTACAAGAAAGAGGGGGAAGCCGAAGCTCCCCCCATCCCTATTACGTTTGGTTGAAAAGCAGGATGCCTGCCATTTCTGGGTTCGTCATGACCACACCATACAGTGTGTCCAGCGTGTAAAGCGTCTGGAAGGTCAGTGGGTCGAACTTCTTGGTCATGACCAATTCGATACCCTGATCCGTCGATGCACGAAGAACGTCAACGCCTGCGCCATCTGGAACAGCATAGCGACCTGGGAGGAGTTCAATCGAATCCTTGCGCCAGAATGGGTTGATGTTCGAAGCTGCAACGTTCAAGAAGTTGATGTCAGCAGTTGCCGAAGTCGCTACTACTTCAACGTTCTGATACTGAAGTTCAGCATCAGTTGGCGTCGAGTTAGCACCGATGATCGGAGGGCTGATAACCATCGAAGTGCCGTCGATGACTTCAATGACGCGGAACGTCTTGAGTTCGCCAGTCGAACGCTTCGTGATGTGGTGAACAGCTTCAATGCCGTCAATCGTGAACGCATCACCAGCAACAGTGCCAACTGTGGTGGACACAGTGACGGTCTGATAGCGGTTGTCTACGTTCAAGATGCCGCCAACGTTGTTTACAGTGGCTTTAGGAACATAACGAACCTGTGCGCCATTGGTAGCAATCGTTGGAGTTGCAGCGTTAGCAGCACAGCGGTTAGCATAGTCAAGCTTGTAGGTTGAGAAGCTTGCGACTTCACCAACGAACGAACGCTCATATGCGTTAGCCGACTTGTTACCAGTGAACGAACGAGTCGCTACTGCCAAGTTGCCAGCCATGCCGTTATAATCGCGGCTCGACAAAGCGAGGTAGCGATCACCAGCCATAACGCCCTGTTCGTTCATGATGCTGTCGCAAAGTGCAACATCGTCATAATCGCCAGCGGCAGTTGCGATTGGAACAACAAGCGTACCCTGAGCAGCAGCCAAATCCATAACGGAAAGGTTGATGTCCGAAGCAAGCTTTTGCTTTGCTGAATCGCCCAAGCGACCTTCCTGCAACGCATCACGCAGTTCCAGTGCGTTCATCTGCCAAGCAGAGCACTTGTTGAAACCGAGAGTCGATGGAACAGAAAGCTGAGTCATGGTCGAAACATCACTAGCAATCGAGGTGCCTACAATACGGTCAAACGACTGAGCAATGTAGGGTTGTGGACGCCACATGGTGTCGCGTGCGCGCTCCATTGTTACGCCGTTGGTGTTGTATACGTTGATGTTCTTTGACAGGATCAAAGCATCATTGAAGCCTTCGAGGATGTCCTCAAAAGCAACAATTTCTTCTTTCGAAAAAGCGTTAGCCATATTTAATTCCCTATTCTTTCTAAATTAGGTTTATTTCTTACGACGCTTATATTCCATGACCTTTGATAAGTCTCCGGTCTTCAAGGCTTCAGCGCGTAAGCGTTCAAGTTGTGAATCAATGGAGCCAGACACACGACCACCGCTTGTGGTGATTGTACGTTCTGGCGCGGTTGTCGCCCTACGGTTAGTTACTTTCAACTGAGTCTCCAGTTTTGCTACCGCAAAGGCAAACTTCACGGGGTCGGTGATTGCTGCAAGTTCCTTAGCTCGCTTAGTGCTTTTGCCAATTGCGTAGATAAGCAAAGCGGGGTTGTCAGAGCCTTGTAGAACTATCCCTTGTTGCGTTACGTCAAACGTATCTAAAGCCGTAGCTTCAGCTTCGTCATAGTCCCGCACCTTTAACGAGGCTTTCGCCTTCGCATAGGAATCAAGCTTGTCCTGCCATGCTTTAGACTCAGCATCTCGCTGCGCTGCAACATTGGCTTCGGCTGCATCGTATTCGCGTTTATGCTCATACCATTCAGCAAGCTTTTGTTCGTACTCGTCGGAATCATAGTCGCAACTTTCAAGCGTTGGCTTTGTCACTGCTGCAATTGGTTTGGTCTCAGTTGCTGCCGTATTAAGCTTTGCTTCCAGTTCGCGTATCTTCCGCTCTTTTTCCCGATTTGATTTACGCAATTCACGCACCCAAGCTGGCGCACGAACTTCTTCATCTTGAGGTGGCGATTCCTCTCCGATGGATATTACAACCTCATCTTCGTCATCTTCTTCCTCATCTTCAGCCATGTCGATGGAATTGGTCTCATCGTCTGATTGGTCGTTGATGTCTGTGTCGATGTCGATTGTGTCGATGTTGTCGTTATCCTGTTCTGCCGTTTTCATGTTTTAACCCCATTAACTCACCCTAATTGCGTGGAGGGTGGAACCACATTCGTTTGCGGCCTAATCGCGGCCCCAATCTTTTCAGCCGTTTCAATAGCGGACTTACGTTCGTCTATATCAACGCTTGATAATGTCTGAATGGTCTTGGCTTTCGTTTCTTCAGAACGTGCCAAGGTGTATTCAGTGTTAGCTTGTGCTTGGATAGCTTGAGCCTGTGACTTAGCGGCCTCAGCAAGCAAGTAAGTGGTCTGTGCATCTTGCTGCACGTTAGCTTGCGCTTCCATCATCTGCTGTTGTTCTTCTTCCGT